ATCGCAATGGTGCGGTTAACTAAGGAGGAACGACAATGAAAGATAACAACAGAAACGCCCTTCGCGCTGTACTAAAACCCTCAGCCTATCCAATGGTGTTGCTGACTCCGTTTGCCTGTTATTGCTCAAGCTGTACAGCAAACCATATTTACGAGCTGATTAATGATCTCCGGCATGGTTACGCTGATAACTATTCGGCGTTCTGTACTGCTAACACTGATCACCCGATTACCTGTGAAGTCTGTAACGAGCGAGTGAGCTGGCTGGATGACCTGAGCATGGATGCAGACGAGGCAGAGATGCTTGAAGCTAGTGACAGCCTATACTGCTCAGACTCTGACTTGTAAACGAAAGAAACAACTGGAGAAAATTAAATGGATCAGCATTGGCAAACGAAAGATTATAGGTTTTTTTTGAAAGAAAATAACAACGGCTATTGGTTTGCAAAGTTAGAAATATATTCACACCAGTTCGATTATTGGACAGAGATCACTATCAGAAATAGACCATTCAAAACCAAACAGGCTGCCACCAATTTTGTAAACATATTTTCAGCAGGGTTCGCATATCGCCACAATGTCCAGTGGAATTATGACATAACCGGCAAGGCAGCTTGAAACCAAAAGCCCCTAGGATGCTCACCACTGCATTCTAGGGGTTAACCCTACCCTACCCATAGCCTAGCCAGTTATCTCTCAACCTAGGCCATCCTAGAGCCTCTAATCAACCTTTCGCCTCACCATGACTTGCCGACTTTCATCCCACTGCATAACAAAAGCAGATTGATCAGAGTTTTGAGAATTGTTTTGTAATGGCTTAGGCCGCGCGGCGGTCTGGTATTGTTCTATTGGTAGATCTTCTATTGGTAGATCTTTTATTGGTAGCGGATCAATCTGATCCCATTCACCGGGATCAATCTGATCCCTATCGCGGATCAATTTGATCCCATTCCCGATCAATTTGATCCCATTTATTGGGATCGTTTTGATCCCATTGGTAGTCAAAACCCGGCCCCGGCCCCGGTCGGTCTGCTTCAGGAACCCGAGCTTGATCAATTTTTGGATGTATCGTTTTGTACTCGGCTCGGAGAGTCGCAGCTCTTTAGCTATGTGGGGGATACTGGCAAAGCAGGGTTTTTTGTTTTTTTCAAACCTTGCCACATATTGATAGATCAAAGCCTCAAGGTGGTTTAATCCCAGGTCTACGAGCGCAAAGTCTACTATGCCAAGCCGGTGTTTTTTGGTATTGTGCATGCTGTTCCTTTTGTTAAACCACCCTTTACTTTGACCGGTAGGGGTGGTTTTTTTGTTATCTCCGGCAGTTATAGCCGCGCCACAATCTCCCCTCAAGATATTTTTCCTTTTGTGCGAAACTTTACTTTACACAGTAGCGCCCTACTGGTACTGTATACAGCAAGGGCAATGAAGCCCAAACAACTTAGGACAAACGATGGAAGCACAGACAACAGACACCGAACGGGATCAAATATTATCCCGGGCCGATTTTGTAGACCCGTCTTGGGTAATGCCAAACCAAGCCTATTATATCAGCAAAAACGGGCTTGGCTCTTACTGGCCCAAGTACATTGTGAAAGCTACATGTGGCGGATGGTGCCCAATCATTATCAGGGATTCAAACCCGTTCAAGACATTAGCCGGAGCCGTCAAGTTTATTGAGAAGTGCCGCAATCGTTATATAGGAGCGTAACCATGAAACATCTCATTTTTGCACTAGCATTTATCCCAACCGCGGCAGTGGCTCAGTATGTGCCCTACAATGCCCCACCGCCGCCAATCCAGCCGGGGATACCCTATGGGGTACCCCTGCAGCCAATCGCGCCACTACAGCCACCACCGAACCCCTACGGGACCGGTTACAGCATTGTGACGCGACAGGAGTACAACAGAGATATGACCGACTCAGAGACAGTCACATCTATTCGGCCCAATGATGCTTGGGGCAACCCCATCAAACCACTGCAAGAAATCCTTGAGGATGCTGCTAACGGCTACGATTAACCAACAAACGGAGGAAACAATGGAAACTATATCGACCTGGCTATATTTGACCGCTGTCGGCGCTGTTATGGCGCTGACTGGTTGCACGGGCATGGAAATCGGCGGGAAGTTCTGGATCTCTCGTGTAGACGAGCGCCAAGAATCCCAACGAACCCACAACGTGCCTTTGAAGTGCTACCTTTGGACCGACTGCACACAACCAACGGAGAAATAATCATGCAACAGATTAAAAACCTATTATTCACCCCGACTGGGCTCGCTGTCACCGTGTTGCACGTTGCTTTTTTTGTGGGCGTGATCACCTGCATTGTTGGCGTTAGAGTTTACGTGCTAGGCGATGACCCTGCTATGGCTGTTCGCTCAACCATGGGGAAGCGGTGAACCAGGACGATCAAAAGGGCTGCGGCTGGTTATGCGCGGCCCTTGTCGTAGCTGCGTTCTACTGCTCTTTGCCCGAGACCCTTGTCTATCATGGGGGCCGGTTGTTTCGGCTCCCTGTGACAGCTTCCAGAGGGCTTCTTGAGGCTGAGGTTGAGCGAGCCGCTGACGCATACGGGCTATCCCGCAAGGTGATGAAAGCTCTTGTCCGTGTTGAGAGTGCCTATAACCCGGAGGCAGTTTCTCCGGTCGGTGCTCGCGGCATAGCTCAAATCATGCCGTTCAACGCTCGGCGCTGTGGGCTACCTGACGCCGATCACCTCTGGGACGCAACCTATAATCTACGCTGTGGGGCTAAAATCCTACGCGAGGAATTAGACCTGCATGGCGACCTAAAGCGTGCTCTTACGGTTTACAACTGCGGCAGAGTAAAATGTGCCGAGGGTCAAAGATACGCGCAAAAAGTGATTGCTCTCAGTACTGTATACTGATACTGTCAACAGCACTGGAAACAGTAACAACAACAACAAAGGAACAATATGGAAATGCAACTAAAAGAAGTGGATTGGCCGCATTACACCTTCGAGATTAACGGGAAAGAGGTGGTGATAAAGGCAAGTTATAGCGGGGAAGGGCACTTGCTATTCACCCCGGAGATGGGCTGGGCAAAACTAGAGAAACTATCTCAGGCACCAGCAGAAACGGTGCTCGAAAGCATAGATGATCTAATCTACAACGCCGATCCAGAGAGGTTCAATGTCGAACAACTTTAAGGTCACGATAGAGGATTTTGACGGGCATTCTGGGTATCTAGTCGTAGACGATGAACAGACAAATTATCACGACAAAATGCACTTTTGCCTTCCCAGAGAAGACGATATTTGGGACGGAGTTGGATGGTACGAGTATTACCCACCTAGTGACCAATATCTAAAGCGGATATTTGGCGAAAACGCTGAAGACAAGTTGATTGAACTAATTAAAAAGACAGGACAAGATGAGTAAAGAACTAATAACAACCAACAACTTAGAAATGCTTAGCACGCTACGCAATACAGTAGCGCCAGGGCTTACCGATGCAGAATTTATGCTATTTGCAGAAATGTGTCGGGCAACTGGACTAAACCCAGCCACAAAGGAGATTTGGGCAATTAAGGCCGGTGGTCGCTTGCAGCTTATGACCGGCATTAATGGGTTCCTCAAGATTGCTAATAGTCATCCAGCTTATGACGGAATGGAGGTGGATTTTGAGTGGGATGGGAAAAGCCTGGTATCTGCGACAGTAAAAGTCTATCGCAAGGACCGACGTTTCCCCTCTGTAGCAACGGCATATATGGCTGAATACAAGAAGGAAACTCCTATATGGAGGACGATGCCTAGTGTGATGCTGGCGAAGTGCGCGAAGTCACTAGCCATACGCGAGGCATTCATAAACGAGCTTGGTGGGCTCTATACAGCCGAGGAAATGCCCCAAGAGTATGGCGCGGCACGAGTTGACACCAACACAGGCGAAGTCATCACGGCCAAGGCATACAAGGCTGAGAAAAAGGCAGTAGAGGCGCAAGCAAAGGCCGATTTTCATGCCGACCAACTGCCAGACTGGGACGCGGAAGTAGTTCAAGCAGAGGCGAAGCCAGAGCCCGTACAGAGCAGAGCACAGCCTACGTTCTACGACGTGTCTAAGCTGGATGAGAAAGGCCGCGTAGCCGCTGAAAAGTATCTTTCAGACTGTGAAGCCAAAGAAATGACTGCGGGAATATGGCGAGCACCCATCAGACTGCAAAAACTAACTCAGTGCATTACAGAGGATCGGAGCGATGCTGGTAACATATAAGCGTAAAAAATTGAGACTCAAAGGAAGAGCAGAAGGGGTAGTAAATGAAAACAAAACGCAGAGACGATACACCAAGGCCGGGGTTTCGCCGATGGACGGTGATCGCCGACGTGGAATTGGTGAACTATTTGAAGCAATACGCCAAGACAAACAAAGTGTATTTAGCGGATGTGGTAGATGAGCTACTCAAAGACTGGAAAAAGCGACATGGAAAAGTATAAGGCTGCACTGCAGCGCATAATCGACTCATTTGCGTCAGATGAAAAGCTATCCGAGTTTGAGCGAGGGCAAATTGATGCTCTGCGGTGGGCGATGGATGTGCTGGAAATGACAACGAAGGAATAAAAAACCCCCCTGGTGCAGTTTACGGCTACACCAGGGGGTAACTAGGAGGGCCAATGGACTGGCCTTACAAATACCTTATCAAACAGGAGTTGGTATGGGAACAAGAATCGGGGCGTTCAAAAGCAAAAGCGCTCAGTTAGTAATCTGGCAAAATAGCCAGGGCATTAGTTTTGAGTTCGGAAAGCACTACAAAGATAAGCACACCGGCGAATGGAAAAAAACCGATAAACTTTACGCAGATGAGTTGCCTCAGATAGCGGATATGTTTAAGCGCGCAGCTATCTGGACGGAGAACCGCGCCAACATGGAAAAGTCGGTGCAGGACGCAACGCGAGCTTCAGAAATAGTTAAAACAGTGGTTAGTAAAATAAAGGAGTAACATGCCGCCAGTTAAAACATTCAAGGAAAAGGGACTGCAGCTTGCAATATGGGAAAGCCGAAACGGAGGCTACTCGTACACCATCAGCAAGCGCTACAAGGATAAACAAACCGGCGAGTGGAAAGATTCTAAGTGCCTCTACAAAGATGACATGGAAGCACTGCAGCTCATGGTACAATCGGCCATAAGCTACAGCCACGACCGAGCAGAACACGAACACGAGGGCATACCAAGTGGGCAAGGCAAGCAAGGCGCGGAGGTAATGTACGAGGACGATTTAATACCATTTTAAGGAGATACCATGCCACTAACAAAGAAGGGTTTGAAAATACGCGCAGCAATGGAGAAGCACTACGGCAAAGAGAAAGGCGAAGAAGTGTTTTATGCCAGTGAGAACAAGGGAATAATTAAAGGCGTTAAGAAGAAAACAAGCAAGAAAAAGTAACAGCAACGGGCCGTGTCACATGATGCGGCCTGACTAGGAGGAAAATGGAAGAGAAAGACAAATACGGCTGGCGATTACTACTTGGCATGGTTTTGCACAAGTACAGGCAGGATAATCCATGGGACAAAGGAAGCGACGAGCATTTATCAACAGAGCTATTAGAAGGCTTATACGAGCAAGGTGTGGTTGAAAAGGATGGCGATGCTTATGTCCTGCCACCAATGGGAAAAGAGTTTATCCGACACTTAGAAAATAAGTGCAAAGAGTGGGAAGGTGAATGAAAACACCAAATGAATTGGCAGAAGAACATGCTGCGCAGTACTCGGATCCAATTAACAAATGTGTTGCACTCAGCAGTTTTGTTGTTGGCTACGAAGCTGGACGCGCATTAACAGAGCAAGAGATTGCTGACATTTTAACTGACCTTCGTAAAAGGGAAGAAGAAGACCGCAACAAATTGCCAGCGCATCAAGAGCAAAGACACGCTCGGATTTGGGAGAAAATAAAAATTAAAATGATAGGAGTGGTCTAATGAAAACACCTGAAGAGTTGGCAATAGAAAAGTTCGATGAATTAGAAGCTCTTATTTTTGAGGCAGCAAAACGTCATGCCAATGGCTGGCGAGGATGTTGTTTTGCGCTTGGCGCTAGAATAGGAATAGAGGCAGTAACGTCAGCTTTCTTAGAAGGTGTAGATTACGGACTGAATTTGAAGGGCGAACCAAAAACTTCACTTTCAGAAGCACTAGCTAAAGCCATTGAAGAGGCAAAAGATGAACAAGACACCTGAGCAACTGGCGGTAGAATGGCACAAAGCGATAATGGCTACTGGTAGAGATCCAGATGGCGCAGATGGTTACGTTGCTGGATACAACGCAGCTATGGCGCAACTACATCCAATGAAAGAGCAGATACGGGTTATGCGTAAGTTTGTAGCGCAATTAAATGCCGTAAACGATGCGATGCAAGATGAAATGCAGCACTGGGGCTACTAACATGAAAACACCTGAACAACTAGCAGAGGAATACGCCACGCCACGGTTTGAGACGTATGATGAGACTAAAGGGTACCAGAAGGCTCAGCGTAATGCGTTCTTAGCTGGCTACCAAGCCGCAAAGGAACACGCACACGCAGCATTGGAAGAGGCTGAGGCTAGGATACAGGAGTTGCGTGACCAGCTAATGGAAGAGTCTGGCGGTAGGTTAAGGCTATTTAAGGATGAGGCTGATGCAAAGGCAGCGTATCAAGAAGCATGGGAAGACGCAGATACCTGCGAGCATATTCTCGACATGGAGAAAATGGTGGATGTCAGTAGTTCAGCAACGCTTAACAACTGGATCTCGGTGAAGGATCGGTTGCCGGAGATTCCAGAAAATGACTACAGCAATCGGGTTCTATTGCTCAGAGCGGATGGATTCATAATAATTGCCAGAATAGAAAAATGTGTTCGATTTGTACGGCCTCTTCAGCAAGCCTTGATTGTCGAAACTGACAACGGCGATCCGATTGAAGAGTTCACCCACTGGATGCCGTTACCTGAGCCGCCGAAGGAAGAAGGATGAACGCAGACGTGCCGCCACTTAAAATTTGGATTAACGGTAGTCACTTAGGATTGGAACCAGGCTATGAGCATGGGTATGTATTTGCAGTTCAGAGCTTCAAAAACAGAGCACTACAATTTCACGTTATGTTGGAAAGTGGTGCTCATTTTCGGCACGTTCCTTTGCATTGGTTGCTTCATCAGCCAATTCCTTTGAACATACAAACTCTCGAACTGCCACTGTTGCAACTTTGGGACTGCGAAAGCTACAAGCCCGTTGTAACCGTATTTTCCTTTTTGAAAGGCTATCAATGCGATTGCATTTTGAAAGATAAAAAGCGAATAGCCGGAACCTATTGGTGCACAGTTGATTGGCTACCGGATTCGGACGCAGAAGCAACTTTATTGCTGCAGCCAGACCAAAACAAATGCGCTCACTTAATACTACTGGAAAATGGTCAAATTGCCGCGCTACCTACAAACCGAGTGTTATGGAAAGATGCGTTTTTCATTGGTAATGACCCAGACGCAGACAAAAAAGGGTACAAAACTGTTGATCAAATATTTGAAGCAGAGGATTGCAATAAGTGGTCAGTAGCCAAAACAACGACAACCTTTTATTGAGCAATTATGGTAAACAGCAGAGCAAAAGGCGCGAGGGCAGAACGTGAACTAGCTAACCGGCTAAAAGAGTTTGGCTACGAAGCACACCGAACTCAGCAGTTCTGCGGGAAGGCTGGCAACTCGGATGTTGAGTGCAAGGAGTTGGTAAACTACCACATCGAGTGTAAGATGGTTGAGGCATTAAACATAGACAAGGCTATGGACCAAGCTACCCGCGATTGTGGGGAACGCACTCCGATAGTCGTGCACCGCAAAAAACAGCGTCCCTGGCTAGTTACTATGTTTTTAGAAGACTGGCTAAAGCTACAGAAATGAAAATTGACTTATCCGGTATTGCTGACGTCGATAAGATAGCTATGCCGGAAACAGTCCTCTGGCTGGCCGTTATTGAAAGGGCCATGCTGGATGCCGTCTATCCCAAGCGAGACTTAGGCGTAGCTTTTCGACGCGACTTACACGACTTCTTCTACAACGAAGTGCCCAGGCCACATAACCTTGTGTATATCTGCAACACACTCTTTGACATACCAGACGCACACGTTATGGTGCGCCATCGGCTGGAAGCCATGCTCGACAATCCAGATGACCCTGAGTTTATCCGTAGCAAACGCTACAAGGGCTACTATTAGCGCTTCTTCTTCTTGTCGACTACGGACCAAGCCTGACTTGCACCGTATAGTACAGCGCCAGCTACAACCGGCTCTGCAGCCTTAATTAGCCCGTCTGCTTGCTCCTCAGTCACTCCAATAGTCAAAAGACTACCAGCAGCCAGGGTCAACAAGTGCCTAACAATGGAGAGTAATATCGGCATAAAATACCTCGAACTCGCTTAAATGGATTATCCTTAAACGCACAATCCCGCTTTCTTGGGTCAATGAACGCACCAGAAATACAGTTCATCCAGGTTTCCCAATAATAGGTTAGGTCACAATGTTTGTAGTGTTCAACCCATTTCTTGACGTTTATCACCCGACCATCTACCCCGTCCAGGTCAACTATACACGGCTTGTGTATAACAGGATTTGGTCCATGCTTTTCGCAGACTGCTCCCCTGATACATTTTCTGCCGTAAGGATTATCCACAGGGACACAATAAGGCAGAGCAACAGATACAGAACGCAAGAGTAATCTTCGAGCAGTTTCATTCAAATCACACTCCAGACACGGCGAAACGTAACACGTCATCGCTCCTTTAGCTGATTCCAACCTCTTTTTCGCCCTCGCTAATACCGCTTCAAACCTGCGCACCACCCTACCGTTCCACCGCTTCACATCGCGGTTAGCCTTGGCAATCGTATAGCCCCAGAACGGCTCATAACGGCCACAGCGCCCATTTCTCAAGCAAGGCCCATTCATAAGGTGGACCCGTACAATCTTGTCTCTCGGGTCAGCTAAGAGCCTGTCAGCGCACTTACAATCGTCGGCAAATGTAGCCTCCAGCCAGCCTGTTACTATCGTTTTCTGCTTGCGCCATGTCTGCATCATGCGCTTACAGTCCCAGGTCTCTGCACACATACCCAGGTAACTCATGCCCTGCCCATGAGCCGTACCGCAAACTAGCCATGCACACACGGCCAGTAACAACCTCATCTATCCAATACTCGGTCTAGCTTCTTTTCAATTCGGTCCAGCCTGTCCTTAATGCCGTTTACCTCGTTCTGAAGCACCTGCACCTGAGCCGTCAGTTGATACTTGGTCTGCTCCAAGTCATGTAGCGAGCCTTTAAGGTTTCGATAATCGAGGCCCACAATGCTAACAACCACGCCAATGACGGCTTTAATGGCTAAGTCTATCCAATACCGCAACTCAGTGACTTCGCCAGTTGTCATCGTACCTCCAAATCAGCCGTATCAATTCCGTTCATCAACTGCATAAATGAACTCATCGCTGAACGACTAGCTACAATGATGGCTTTGGGTCCAATCAGCCCATAAGACGTCCCAAGCAAAATACATCCATGAGTATCAGCATCGCTATTGCCAGCATGAATAAGTATGTCGCTTCGCCCTGGTACATCTTGCACCTTGTAGCAGTCTCCAAACCTAGGTGACTTGTGCTTAACTAGCTTGTAATGCCCGCTTGGTATGCACGACACCATGCGTTCATTGTTGCGCCACTTGTCCTCAAGCGTAACACAAATCGGACGGCCATCGACCGTAAGGACGCCAAATGTAGCATCCTGGTACTCGCTGATTCGTGTTACCTTGAGTTTCATGCTTCCAGCGCCTCAATGCGGGCTTCAAGTGACTCAATTTTAGCGCACAATTCTTGAATTGATTTAACAACTGGAGGAACCAGTTGAGAAAAATCCACACCCCATACCTGCTCTATGTTTTCTCCGCTGTCACCTACAGTCACGGCTTGCGGCGCAACATTAACAAGCTCTTGGGCAATTGCACCAAAGGTCATATGATTGCCGGTTTCTTTCCAATCAAAACTACGAATTTGAATAGCATTAATTACTGGCAAAGCACTTGGCGCATTCGTAATGTTTGTTTTTAATCGCTCATCCGAACTTGTATTGTATGCCACTACGTTAGAAGCGCGATTGTATGTAATAGAACCACGAGCGGCTGGCGTCGCTTCAGTTACAAATACACAAAAACTATTATTTGAAGTTGTTGCGTTATTCCAAAAACTTGAAACAAATGTTCCCGCACCATTTGTTTGCTTCAAACAACTGGTTATTGCAGTAGGCGTCGATTCAACATTCAGAGTGCCATCGAAATAACTGCCTGATGTTGAGTTTCTAATAAAAACTCTTCCGAAAGTATCCCAGCGCAATCGTTCCGTAAGCGTCGAGTCAGTGTCATTGGCACGACTATATACAACTAAATCTCCAGTTGAATTATTTGTACCACTTACAGCTAATGCTTTAATAGCGGCAAAATAACTTTGGGACCAACTCCCATATCCAGCACCAAATTCAATTTGTCCACCATCTTGCGAGGAACCGCCTAGTGCCGAAACTCGAATAGAAGCTGCCTTGTTGCCAGCATCGCTCGGAGCACCAGTTTGTCCTGTGCCAACAACTGTCAATCGATTTGTTACCGATGTTGTTCCCAGCCCAAACCGTTGATTTGCTGTATCCAAATAAACTGGATAACCATCACGCACCTGACCATAGCGCATACCATCGGTGTCGGCAGTTCCAGCCGCCATGCTTACTACCTTATTACCACCGGCATTAAGGTTTCCAGTCATGGCATTGCTGCCATCCTTGTTTAAGCACTGGTTGATACCCGTAGCAAAGTCATTGTCTTGTGTATCATGACGGCCAGCTTCAATGCCTATGCCAAGACTTGCATCGCCAGTCCATCCACCTGTACCAGCATTTCCCTTCGTATAACTTCCCGCTGCCCAAGGCATAGTCTCTCCTTTATGCGTTGTAGTAATTCATTACTTTTTGAACATACGTTTTTGTTTCTGTCGGAACCAATCTCAGTATGTTTCGTGTTGTAACTGGCACCTCTTCAGACTCCAATTTTTTAATGATGTTACGGATTCGCTGTGGTCCTGCATTGTATGCAGCTAAAGCAAGTCGCATATCACCAAAATCTTCAAGCTGTTTTGCAAGGTACTTGCTGCCACCTTCTACGTTCTGTTGCGGGTCAAATGGGTCGCTCACTCCCATGTCTTTGGCTGTCCCAGGCATAAGTTGCATTAAGCCTTTTGCGCCTTTGCGACTAACAGCGTTGGGATTGCCAGAAGACTCTTGTTGAATTACCGCTTTCACCAGCTTCGGTTCTGCAAACTCATCTCCGACAGGTATGCTGATGTTTTGCTTGCCTACTTGCATTGATTTTTGGGCTGGTGCAGATTCGCCTCGTAACGTCTCTATTTCTCTTGTAACAGCTTCAATCTGAGCATCTATATCTATTTCAGGAAGTGCGGCAGCAGGTTGTGACGCTGCGGGCAATCCTTGTTGCGAAGCAGCCACAGCTCCACGAGTTGCCAACTGCTCTAAATCTAGCGACGGTTGCAATTCCCCTGATAAACTACCAGCCTGGCGTAGTCCTCTGCCAATTAAGTTTTGTCCAGTTTTAGTGCTTGCTAATCCAAGCCCCAAAGCTAGTGCGCTCCCTAGCCCTGTGCTACCAGTTAATACAGCAGCGCCAGGCAAGCCTAAACCACCAGTAGTATAAAGCAGCATACGTCTAGCATCTGCCATACTTAACGGCTTTTCAGCAGCTTTTTTAGCTCGCTCCAATATAGGTTTAGCTACAACTAAATCTTGTTTTTGTTTATTAAGCTGTTTTACTTCTGGTGCATATTGTTCAATATGTTCTTTAATGTCTCGATAAAAAGCTCGCCAAAAACCAGGGTTTGCCTGTGGCCCTTGTTTGTATTTTTCGCCAAATACTTTGCGTTGTTTATTCAAAACATCAAGCGATAATTTTGATCGCTTTATTTGTTCTGCTTGCCAATCCTCTAATGCTTTTCGCATAGTTGGCGATTCAGATTTTGATAGAGGAGTCCCAAACTCATCGTAAAGAGTTGGAACTTGAGGTTCTATAAATTTTGATTCATTTTTAACGGCAGTCTTGAACTTTTCAATGATACTTTTGTAATCGTCAATATTAGTAATATCGACTTTACTTTCTTCAAGATATTTTTCAGCATTTCTAAATGATGGCATTGTGATTTTTGTATCACTTGCATCAACTGCTTTTAATGCGCTTTGTATTTGCTTTTCAATTTGAGCAGTAGCTTCTTCCGCATTACTTAACAATGCTTCTGGGTTTCGGTTTTGTCCAAGTACATTATTTTTAATTAAGTTATTAAAACTTTTTGTTACCTGTGTTGTAGGTAGGTTTTCTGGCAAATCCAGCCCTGCTTCTGTTTTTAATATCGCATTTTTTGCCGCAGTTAAATCTGCTTTACGAATGCCCATTGTTCCACGCTGCAAACTTAATCCAGCATCTTCTAGCGAAGGTGCGATAGCTGATGCAGCTTTAGCAGCACCGCTAACAGCAGCAGGAGCGGCTAATGCTCCTACCAATCCCGCGTATTGAGATTCAGGCGCAATCGCTTGCCCCGCTTCACTACCGAGGTATGCCGCTAATCCTGTACCAGCTTGGCCCAACAACTTAGCCTTAGATAACGGCGATGGAGTAAGAAAACTTACCAATTCTTGCACTTCCGTCTCGGGCCTAACGCCAAGAATAGGTGCTGCAGCTTCCGCTCCTGCGCTCAGTAACTTGCTTGCTCCAAAAGTTTCTACAGGAGCGCCGGCATATTCCAAACCCTTTACTACGGGATATGACAATACATCTACTAACCCTGCGCCAGCCCTAGCAATACCGGTTGGTACATCAAAAGCAAATTGACGCAATCCATAACCACTAGGCTCTGGTGATTCAGGTACAGAAGCAGTCAATGCAGCTTGCTCTTTAGCTATCTCGGCTTCCAATGCTGCTATCTGTGCGTCTATTGGGTCCATCACTTACCTGCTGATGCTCTCATGCGTTTCAATTCTGCTAACTGAGCTTGTAACTGTTCGAGTTTTTGCATTTTATTAGACGCAGAAACGGCACTAGCACCAGCCATGCCACCTTGTTCAGCCATCCAAGACTGCCAATCTTGCCGTTGTGGATTGTAAACTCCCGCAGGAAATACTTGTTCGCTTTTGTATTGTCTCCAAGCAGCATCAGCTCCAACCGAACTACCCTTGCTCTGAACGTAGCTTTCTAAAAAGTCAGCATAGTCTTGTTCTATTTTGCCTATTGTTTCCATTCCAGCAATAAGTCGAGCGTTTTCTGTTGGAGTGTTTGAAGAACTTGGGCCAGCTCCCATGAGCAATTTAGTTTCAAAGTCTGATACAGCGCCTGGCGAACGCAGCATTTGCACCATTCGAGGCCGTACGCTATCAAGAATAGTTTGATAGTCTCTTTGTTGTTGTTCGGAAGGACTCACAACAGCAAGAGCTTTTGAAGCTAACTCTCTCGGTGCACCTAGCAATCCGCCAGTCATGCCAGCGCCTTCCATTCCAGCCCTAGCCGTAGCGGCAATTTCCTCTAAATTTACGCCTCTTGATCGTGATGCTTCTATTTTCTTTTGAGCTTCTTTCGTTGCTGTTGTATCAGGTTTGAGGTTCTTTTCAGCGTATTCTGAAGCTTGTCCCGGAGTCATGCCAAGCGTAATGCCACGAGCAATTAAAGCATCTCGCTTAGTTTGCATTTCCGTAGCTCCGGGCATTGGTGCCATCTCCGCGCCAGCAGTACTAACAGAACCACCGGGAACTAATGCTTCGAGAAGTTTTCGTTTTGCATCTGCTTCTCTTCTAGTTTTTGCTTGTGCCACTTGTTCAGCTAACGGGCTTATTTCAAACCCTGCTGCGGTGGTTAAATCAGCTAATTTCTCAGCTTGCTTGATTTTCCTTGTCGCCTCCTGCTGCATCAATGCAGTAGCCAAATTGGAAAGACGGCTTTGATAGCCTACGTCACCTACGCCACGAATAAAGTCAGTTCGTTCTTGTGGAGTTGCAAGGGTCTGCATTTGATTGGCAAGGCTATTTACCTCAAGCGTATCCCGCGCAGCTTGCTGACGTGCCTGATAGCCCAAAAGCGATTGCAGCAGAATAGAGCCAAGGCCAACGCCTACAGCACGACCTGTAGAAGTATACGGCGTTATCAACTGAGGCGTCATGGTGTTGAGGCTAGTCTGTGCTATGCCAAAACCCGTGTCGGCAGGAGTGTAGTTTAGTCCTGTAAGTGCGTCAGTTAATAAGTCTGCCATATTACCTCTGTCTACCTATTTGAGAACCAACGGCAGCCGTAGCGCCCTGAATGAATGATGCCGTCGGATTTGGCGATGCTCCTTGTGGTCCATAACCGGAACCAATTTGTTGATCATAGAACGCATCCATTGGGTCAACTGGAGCAGCCCCGCCACCAGAACCACGCATACGAGCTATCCGCTCCTGGGCAGCAAGATTTCGTTGTTGTTGTGCTCGCTCAAAGGCTTGCTGTTGAGTCAACTGTTGCTGCTGGTAGTAGTTCTGTGAGCCTAGTGTGTATGGTTGCTGGAGATATTCATACTGCGCGTATGGTGCCATTCCAGTCTGGTATGCCTGTAAGTAATACTGCTGCTGAGCAGCTAACGCATCCTTTTCTGCTGCGCTCATAGCTTCTTGTCGCGCTAGGTCTTGACGCTGTGTGTTGGCCTTCATAAGTGCCTGAGCAGCAGGACCATTTGGGTCTAAGCCTCGCTCTGCAATACTCTGTTGTGTGGCAACGTCCTGCCGAGCAAACTCCTCTGCGTTGCGCCGATTAAAGGTTTCCATGAGGTTTTCACGCTGACGCTCCATCTCTTGCCCAAAGTACGGACTGTACTGCTGCTGCATTTGATAAGGGTCACTGGTCATGTAGCGATTTGCAAGCTGCTGGTAAGCGGAAAAACCTCCTTGCATACCTTGCTGCGCCATTTGCTCGGGCGTTAATTGAGCCTGCCCCTGCTGTTGTGCAGGGTTTGTAGAGCGGTACTGTTGAACAAGCCCTTCAAGCCTTTTGATTTCTGGGTCATTTGGTCGAACACGTTTAAGGTATGCGATGCGCTGTTCGCGTCGAGCAGTTGCGGCCTCATCCATTGGGACCGCCTTTTTATTAGCTGGTGGGTCTTTTTTTAATGCAGTTTTACGTTGTGCCATAATTATACCTGTCCACCCATATCGTAACGTACTTCAAAACCAAGTATTTGCATGGTCGTGTTTTTTAGGGAACCACCAAAACGAATTGCTGCGCAGTGTCCCTGGCCTTTTACAGCAAATCTATCAAACACATACTCTACTTCGGATGACCAAGGGAGAGGCGTTACTGCTGGTACTGGCGTAAATGGCGCTATTGGCAACGTAGTTCCTGGCGCAACTCCCCAAGGGCTACCCCACGGCGTAAATACTCCAGCGGGAGAACTGATTGCAGTCACGGTAGTTTGTCGTTTGAAGTCCGTGTCAAGTCCTACATTGAACGATACCCCGCGCTTAACCTTGACTATAGGGCGTATGTCCTTAAACGCCTTGTAGTTCGCCCTGGAGCCATAGAAGCTAAATGCCAGCCTAGCAGCATAAGTAATAGCTTGAGCTTCGGTTGCAGTAGTGGCATCAGCTTGGCCAGTTTCGCCCTGCCAAATAATGCCAGTAGCAGAGGCATAAAATGGGAGTCGATTAAACAGGCAGGAGCTTAAACAATGCTCTGGGTTAAATAGCTGAAATTGAGTCCAGGCTTTTCGGTCAATCGAATAAACCAAGAAAGTACATCGAGTACCGGTTTGAGGTAAGGTGATATACACCCTTCGACCTTGCGGCCAAAAAAACCCATGCCATTGATGATCAAACGCAATTTGACTAGCGGTTTCGCTAATTAACGGATTGATATTTTTGCTTACAATATCAAGCGCCGACTCTGGGTCAGCCTGAAACAAGCCAGATAACGGGACAATTCCCTGCTCAGTAATTACCCAAACATCATTGTTTACTCGGACAAACGCACGACGACCAAGCGGCTTTCCAATGTAATAGCGGGCTACCAAGCCCCAAGACGTAGGGTCGCCAGCGTAAGAACCGCTATAAAAAACAATCTCACCTTCTGAACTGCACGCCCAAAACAAGTCTTGGACGCTCATGCTGGTGTTATTGCTGTAACTGCCAATGGCTACTACATAGCCACCTTTGGTCATAACGTAGCTGAGGTCAAAGCTGGTAAGTGCAGGTGTGCCGCCCGTTCCAGTTACCTGCAGACCGCCATACCAAATCCGACTTGAAGCATTTTCAATAAAGTACAACCGCTCTTTGTGAGCATGTACTCCTACCATTGAAGTTAAAGCCAAGCCCGTAAATGTAAGGTCGCTTGTCGTGGCTGCACTACCGTTCCAATAGCGAGCTTTGTCTACGCCATTACAAAGGTAAATCCTATTGTTGTAGGTTGTCGACTGCCACTCTCCGCTAGTGACCGTGGACCCAGTAATGGTGGAGACGACACCTGCAGTATCAATTCCGTAAATTGTCGTGTCATTTGATGCAACAAGTTTAGTAGTTGCATTGGCTAAATTGATGGCTTCTACAAACTTGATTGGCGTTGCTGAACCCGTGTCTGCAAACTGCTCATAGCCAAGGCGAACCGTTGACACATTAGCGCCTGGAAATATGTTTACCAGTTCCAATGCTGCAGCAGGGTCCATATTGTCTATGGGGCTAACTAGGTCTAGCCCCATATACGGTCCCGGCATGGTCATGCCCTGAAATGCCATTTGCTTGCCTTAGTAGCGTCGTCGTTGAGGTTGCGGAACTCCCATTGTAGGAGCCCCATATTGTCTCTGCATTTGCTGCATGGCCTGTTCACGAGTGCCATATACACCTGGCGACAATCTATATCGGCCCTGATTGTTAGCCGATTGTCCTAAAAATTGTTCCATGTTGCCTTGTTCCATGCGCATACCTGGCTGCGGTTGCACGGCATACCCTGGGTCAATATCAGCGCGGCTGCCACCCATGCTTAAACCTTGAGCAGCTAACTGGGCTCCATATCCACCTGCCTGTTGATTACGAGCCGCCTCTACTGCATCAGCAAACGACATGCCTGGCTGCACCGCATTTTGATACATAGGCATACTTGCGTTTGGCATAGCGCCTTGAGCAGCCTGTTGTAGACTGCCCATATTGTTGACAGGAGCAGGGCCACGATTGCCGTACTGAGGCTGCTGTGGTCTCGGTAGTGCTCTGCCCTTTTGTGTCATCAACTGGCCTTTTTCGCCGCGATATACACCAGGAGAAAGCCGAGTCATCTTAGGTTCACGAGCAAGTGCGCCTTTCAGCATTTTACCTTTTTCAGCCATATTATTTCTCCTTCTTGGATTTAGTAGCCTCGTAATTCTTTCTAAGCGCCTCTTTAACCGTCTTAGCTGGCCCTACAATGCCCTTATCGTTCATATACATACCAGGCGATACCCGAACAACTTCACCCCTTGGCGGTCGTGCTACAGGCTTTGGTGGCGCTTGGATACCCATACCAGCTTGCTTTGCAAAAGTTGACTTGCCCAACATAGTTTCAATGTTAGCCATTACATCGGCTTCATTTTGAGCGTTACTTGTTACTGCATTAACCAACATGCCGGTGTACTGCTCAGGACGAATCCCTGCCTTTTCTGCATCTGGCCCATAAATGTTGCGAATCATTGGGTCAATTTTATCGGTCGCTAACTTTGCCAATGGATTGCTAAAATCCACGTCCCAAGCGTTGCGTTTTGAACCATCCGTGTTTTCGTATTTTGTTTTGCCATCAAGTCCAATGTTAAACTTGGAGCCATCGGCTAGCGTAACCATGTATTTATCGTCAGCTACCCCCGATTCTTTCAAACTTCCTCGAAAATCGTCGCGTAGAAGTTGAGCATCTGATTTACCTGATGTCATTCGGCGACCGATAGAAGGCTTTCCAAGCCACCGCGAAACCAAATTTGGCCCTACTCCGGCAACGGCGTTTACGCCCATATTTGCCCAATCCTGCTTGTTGCCTCTGCCGCGTACAATATCTTTCATGCCGCTTTCCCAAGTTTCGGAAAGACCGGCAATTACTGCTGCCACTGGCAAAGCAACGCTAGCAACACTACTGCCTGTGGTTGCAGCGCCAGCTCCACTTGCACCAGCACCGGCACCGCTTGCTGCGCCTCCAGTAGCTGCTGATGTGCCTGCTGCTTGGCTAATTGCACCCCCTACGGTTGAGCCTAAACCTGAGCCAAACGGAGTTGCTGCTGCTGGTGCTCCACTTGCAAATAAACTAGGAATATATTGCGCTGCTATAGTTCCACCAACAATGCCTCCAGCTTGTGCCAGATTTGCGTTCTCGGCTTCTGCCTGCTGACGCTGCGCTCTTTCATCTGGAGTAGTAGGTGGTCCAAACCGTTGTTCAACAAGCTGTGTAGCCTGAGCACCTGGCATACGCTGCGCTCTTAGCCAACGGTAGTAAGCAATAGGGTCTTTTTGTGTGATTGCTGGCTCTTGCATTATATCCACGTCCCAAACATAGCTACGCCATTTCTTGCATACTGAAGTGGTCTAGTGCTTCCACCAGCCCAAATCACCTTTCCTGAAATTGTTCTACCAAACTCTTCATGTAACTGTTGCTGGAATACCGGGCGAATACTGTCAAGCCCGTGAATCTCTGCAAACCGTTCCAGAATACCCTGCTCTAACAACTTCTCTTGAAATATGCTGGTGTCCGTATCCGCACGAAACTCATTGTACGGACCGTTGTAATAGGCCCAAGTAACACCACCATCCGATACTGAACCGCTTGTATGCGTTGGTGCTGTTGATCCAGTCGTTCCACCGGCTGTAGTTTGGTAATAGTTGCCGTTGTAAAAACAGTACGAATTAGCGGCAAAAGAAGTAGAAGCCACCCAAGTTTTAGGAACTACCGATCTATCGGCTATGTACTCAAAAATGAGTATATCGCCGTTGTTGTTTGCGCCAGGCGTAGGATTGATCAACAACTCAGTGTTACTTAATCCGCGTATCTGAAACCGCTGGTAAATTGTCGGCTCTAATCCAAAGCCTCGAATCTCGCCATACTCTTGCTCGCTCATTGGCCCCAAAACACGCCAGCGAGTGCTTTGGTTCCAGAACGTTTCGTATTGATAGCGAGAAAAAGCCGCTGGTAGCGCGTACGTCGATTGGCCAGCTACCAGCGTAATTGAGCCCGAAGCGTAACATTTAGGCCACGGATACGCTTCAAATATGTCACGGTTAATGCGTTGCGCGATAGCAAGTAGCTGCTTAGTTGTCGTCTCGTTGGATGAGAAGATGTTGGACTCAACAGTGTAGCCAGCTTCATTTGCAACGTTTTGTATAACCGTGGCTATGCTCATACTTTTCTGGGTCGCCCTCGTCGTTTTGGTTCGTCGGATGCCTCTTCAACATCGTCGTATGACTCTTCTTCTTCAACCATTTGTCGTCGATAGCCGCGAAGGTCAGTGCCTTCGTTAGCCTCAACTCGCTGAATCATAAGCTCTAGCTTTTCCTCAAGCGCTTTTTGTCGAGCCTCTGACTTCTCCAAAAGCTGTCGTAGCTTTACTACCTCGCTCTGGTCTGTCTGTGACGCTGCTACCCACTCCTGAGCCAACTTAACAAACTTGCTAAGGGGTCCGAGCTTTCGCTTAATCTCATCATGAGTCTCAGCCAACTGCTCTACAGTACGGAAGCCAAGATACTGAAGTTCCCGCATAGCGGTTCCAGTCATTGACGGCCACTCTTGTAGCGGCATACCGCTAGTAATTGGCTCGCCACCAGCCTGGAATCGCTTGTACTCCTCTGGGTACTCCTGTATGTCTTGAGGCTCAATCTTGCGTACAGTCTCATCGCCACCAGGGAACTGAATGGAAATTGAAGGTATCTCGTCAAATATGGGACGGCCTTCACGCAGAGACTTTTCCTCGTTTTCATTGTAGGCAAAAAAGAACTTGATGTTGGCCCCACGGTAACGCTTTTGTGGCGCACCGTTAGTCATCATCGGATGTTGCCATTGCAGATTTGGCATAATTCATTCTCCTAAATAGGCATAATTGCCTATCTAGCATATAACATTACGCTTCAATCACTACCAACGTGTTAATAGGGCTACCGCTTGTCTGGTACGCTGTAATCGCTCCAGAAGGTACAAACCCTTCTGTGAACCGAATTACGTTGCTACCTGCGCTGCTTGGCAACACATAACACTTGTTAGTTGATGTTGGCGTAATGCCGGTTAATGTCTCGCCATTCAATCCAATAGCTATGTTTGCTGCGCTATTGTTTTGAATAATAAGGCACTTACGAAACCCGTTGGCAGCCAAAATAGTAGTGCTTGTAGCTGTATTTACCGTCGGCGTAGTAGTTGCTGCGTTGCCAGATTGATTCATAAATCATCCAAAAAAAGGGGGGATTGCTCCCCCCATAGCATCAAGTTGCCTTAGTGAACTTCAGGTAAAAGAAAGACGTACCATTTGATACAACTACAAAGCAGTTAGTATCAGCATCGTTATCCTTCACAATACCTACAAATCCAGTTCCTACAGTAGCTGGAGCACCGAACGAAGTGGTTAGCTCTGCTGCTGTTGGAGTAGTGTCATTGACGTTATTGATTGCCATTTTAGTACGAACGCCACCGGCTGTAGCTACTACAGCGTTAGTGCTCGTTACAGTTGTAAAAGTTCCGTCAGAAACCTCTACAGCCTGCTCGGGTGGCATACCCAAGCCGATAAGATTGGTTAAACTTGGCATAATTCCTCTCAAAAAGGGGGGCTGTTACGCCCCCCAGTTTATTAGTTCACCTTGAGGTGCGCTACAGAGCCAAGCTCTACAGCAGCAGCAGGTGTGGTCGATGCAAGTCCAACAACGTAAGAAATCTTAGTTGTTGTTGCTGTACCAGCGACTCCAGCAGTAGCTGTAGTTTGAAGGTTAGCTTTAGCAGTATAGCCAGCGACTACCTTGCCCTTAATTCCTGATCCAACTCCACCGCCATTAAGCCCACCAACCCATACCCAAAGGTATTCATTGTCAGCAGCAGCTACCTGAGCTACGCCAACAAGAAGCCCCTGAGAACCAGCATTTGTAGTAGTAAGCATAGCAACCTGGCCGTCCTGCTCAATCTTAACAAATGCGTACTGGTCGATTGCCCCATCAGCCTGAACAAACACGAACTCGCCAACTGGCAAGCTACCTACAGTTCGCAAAGCGGCTGGAAGAGGTGCATCTACACCAGTCCAAGTTTTAAGGTAATTTACTCCAAACGATCCTACCTGTGACATACTCTATTCCTCCGAATTAAGCGTAAATTACACCCTGGAGAACCGGAGCAGAGCAGCAGAGGTTTCCTTCAACGATAATAACCGTGAAGAAAGCATCCTGGTCAACTGGTCGGTCCATAGTTGGCGTAAGTGGCTTGAAGTCAGCTCCACGAACAAGGTCGATTGTCCAATAGTTAGTATTGAGCAATCGGCACGAGTTAGTTTCGAGAACTGCAGAACCGTATCCACCATCGAATACAAACTCGCAACCATCGTAGCTGAGCTTGCGAAATCCAGCCTTAGCTTCCTTAGTGGGGAGCTGAATACGCTGAATTGCAGTCAGGGATGAGTGCAGGTACTTCCATGCAGTGCGGTCCATGATTCCAAGGTCAGGCTGCTCATCGCCACGAGTCAATCGGCTGATTGCATCGGTGATATTCTCCTGAATGTTGGAAGCAGAAAGAGTTACGTTGATTGCAAGGTTACGAGCAAACGCGTTGCTTGTACGATCAATCTTTCCGTAACTTCCAGACGAAGGTGAAGTCGAAACAGCCTTCTTCAACCCGTCAAACTCCATACCGCCAAACGCAGTTCCATCTCCACGAAGGGAAGCGGAATACACGTTCTTGAGTCGGCTAACAGCAGCCTCAACCTTGCTCTCAGCAAGATCAAGAAGCTGTGCCTCATCGCGGTTAGCTCGTCGCTCACGGCCACTCATCGCTACAGGCTCATAGAGCTGCTTAATGCCAAACTGAAATGCAGTCAGGTCATCAATTGATGAAAGGTCAAAAGACTGGTAGCCAGAGTAAAAACCTCCAACTGGCACGTCATTGTACATGACGGGCTTTCGAAGCTCATAACCACCAGAAATACGCTTAATTCGTCCAGCATCCTGCAAAGCAGCCGAGAACGGGTGATGCGCGGTTACAACATCCGCGATATCGTCCGACTGATCAAAGAGGGTTGCTACGAGTGCCTCTTCTAAATTAGCCATTTTATTATCCCTTATACGTTATGGGATAACTTTACGGCTATTCTCCGTGGAAACGCCGCTTCAGGTTATCCCTAAATGTTTGTGCGTGTACCCTGGGAGTTCCGCTGCCAGCAGAGCCAGATATTGATTTTGCAGCTTGTTTTGCCTTTTGAGCTACTGCTTGCTGCTGTTGGATAACCGGCCCTGTGGTCATCTTTTGCATGATGCCGGAGAAGGTCGGGTTACCATTAACGACATAGTTGTATGCAGTTTCAAGGACCTCTTCAGCGCTAGAATACCTGCCGGTTGCGTTAAGAGCTTGAACTACTGGAGCCATTTCAGCCTCTAACTGCGAAGCTGTTTCCGGGTCCTTAAACAACGGTTTGCCGTTCATAAACAATTCTACGACACGCTGGTTGTATAGCTCAAGAGCCTTTTTCTCCTGCTCTTGGGCAATCGACTCGTACTTCTCTGCCGCGATACGCTCTGCCTCTTCCCTTGTAAGGTAATTTGTTGGCTGCTCGTATTGCTGTGCTGGCTGGTCCAAAAGCTGGTTTATATCTACGCCGTAGGACTGCAACCACTCCATAGCGGTGCCGATAGGATCATTCTTCATAGCTCTATCCCAGGCTATGGACCGCCTAGCAATATCGCTTACACTAATACCCTCCTTGGCATAGTCGTCTTCGTACTGTTTAATTACGTCATAGACTGACTGATTATGCTTATGCAGTTGGTTTACTTCCTGCATCTTTCGGTCATATTGCATACGAGTCTCGTATGCGCGTCGGTTGAGGTATTGTTGTAAAACATGGGCGTTTTGAGCCGACGGATTAAGAAAAGCCTCCTTTTCCGATGCGTTCATATCGCTTGGCGGTACGAGCAACGGGCGCTCTGGCTGTGGCGCTTGCTGTTCAACCGGCGTACTTTGTTCTACTTCGCCACTGGTTTCTTGCTTGGAAACTTCCTCTTTTTCCTCTTGGCGGTCGCTATTCAACTGTTGTTTTAGACTTTCTCTAATAGATAAGGTTGCTGGCTCACGTTGAACTACTACCTCAGTGGATTCTGCTGCCTGGTTATTATCTTCCATTTCTATACCTATCTATTACTTGGTTATGGATTTGTTTGACTAAACGCCGCTCTGCTTGTTTCGCCTCTTTTTCCGGCGAGTAGCCTCGGTCGTACGCATCGCCAATCTCGATTGCTCCTGCCGCCTTGTAAGCCGCTCGTAGCTTCGATTTGCTTGTGTATACCTCTTTTGGATTAAGTGGGTTTTTGGTGGGAGCCATTTCGTCCTGTATGAACAAGTCACGAGCATTTGATACAACCCGCTTGGCTACTTGTTCTATTGGCACAACCTTTTGTTTAACTGGACACCATTGAAACAACCTATATTTTTCACTCATTCATCCTCCATCGTTGTTAGCAAAAATAGGATTTTCATTCGTTTACGATTACGCTGCTTGCGTTGTTCTTCGGCAATTTCTGCCTGTCGAATTGCAGCAACATACGCTCTTTGCTCTGCCATTAACGCTTGCTGCTTGGCTTCTTCTGCCGCCTTGTACTCCGCAATTTTTGCGTAGTATTCGGCAACAACTGCATCAACTTGAGCTTTGATTTCCTCAGTGTATTCAAATTGAGGACTGACGTTTAATGCTTCATTTGCAACGGCCTCAACCGCTGCTTCAACAGTAGCGCCTTCATTTAGTTGACGCTCAAGGAGTGCTTTGAGATTAAGCTCTTTACGCTTCCTGCGCTTTGCTTTGGGTAGTTTGCCTTGTAGAAGCTGTGCAGCTAACTCTATTTCCCAATCCGCTTCAGACTTACGACGACGAAAACCATCAGGGTCAAGTATTTGAACCTGTAATAAACTTTGTCGTGGATTGAGGAATATTAGCATTAGGCATCTACAATTTCAGCAACTACCGTATGTGTATCCATGTATTGAGCTTGAATTGCTTTTACCTGCTCCTCACCGGCCAAACCGTAGTAAACGCTTAAAGCGTTAGTAATCATAGTTTGGAACATAGCAGCAACGGCTGCTGTGCAAACTTGTTTAAGCAGGTAATCACCAGCGGTGACATTTGGGAACTCAGTTTCTGAATACCCATGTACCTTTGCGATAACTTCCAAATACGGTTCAAAGCCTTCGGGCAACGGCAATTCAAATACAATTCGTGCTTTCATCGTGTTAGCTCCGCAATACCTTTGTTAATCTCAGCGAGTTTGTTACCCATTAACTCCATGTTGTAGGTAAGCTCTCCGCGCTGCGCAAAAAGGTTAATAAGTTTTTGCTTTTTGTCATTTGCTACTTTTTCTTCCTGCTGAATCTTGCTTGGAATTACCTCGCCAGTAGCAAGCCAATGTGCGAGTGAATCAGAATAAAGCATTCCAAAATGACGGTATTTAAGCTCACCACGTTCAAATACAAACAACGCCGGAACGGAGTCTTTGACCACATCGGACTTATCCATTTTCATCCAAGTGCGTTTGAACTCGGATGGTTTAGGAGTCTTGTCCATCGGATGTGACACCTCCAATGCTCCACAATCGAAAGCTGATAAATCTACCTTTGCTAAATGATCATTCAACCTGTCGCAGTAAGGACAATTTTTTGCCCACACTTTAACTAAAACAAGTTCGTTTTTAATAAACTCTTTTGCGGTCTCTTCCGTTAATTGCAACATTCATTCTCCAAGTTATTTACCAAATACATACCAGTTTTGACTAAGAACATAGGCACCAGAGCATCCTGAGTAATAGGTTGCTGCTTCGCAAGTTGTTTGATCCCCGTAACCAGAACACGACGGATCTCCTTCGCAAAGGCTATCAATGCTGTTCCAAGTGCAGTTTGAGTAACTTTGTGTGCATCCTGATGTTGTTCCGCACGTCGCTTCATTCAAGCCGGAGCATGATTCAACTCGGCGAAATGGACTTATGTGCACCCAATCTTTGAAATTACTCAGCGTGTACGAAGTCGTGTGATTTATTTGCTGAGTGCCGTAGGGGACAATAATCACATCATTATTTGCAGAACTTGCATTATAGACCCAATAGTCTCTGTCAGGACAGGTGTTCATGTCTGGCAGTGTTAATGTAATAGCGGTTTGCCAAGTGCATCCAGGCTCGGCGTTGCAATTTGTTGAATCATCAATGCCGCCACACGCTGCCGTTCCGCTGCATGACGCGCCGTAAGTGCCGGTACAGTTGCCAGTCGCATACGTTCCTGTACACGAATACGAATCGTAAGTTCCAGAACAACTAACGTACCAAGACCCACCAGTGCAAGCGCCAGTGCCGCTATCATAGGTACAATAACTACCACCATTTGCTGCATTACAAGCTGTGCCGTCACCGCCACCATCGCTGTAATTAGAACAATCATCAAAGTTTTGCGTACATCCGCTAGTAGACCCACACGCTGTTTCATCCAGGCTAGAACAGTCTTGCGGCGTGTTAGTCCAAGAACAGCCAGTGTAGCTTTCGCAGGTTCCTTGATCGCCAAAAGCTGAGCACGATGCCTGCTCCCAAGTACAGCCAGTTTGCCCTTCGCATCCACTTTGGTCGCCATTGAAAGTGCTGCATGAATAACCTGCAAACCACGAGCATCCACCGTGAGCATCACGAGCAAGACAATCGGTTTCGTTTGTGTATGAAGAACAAGCGTTTGTAGGAACTCCACTACAAACAGCGGTCGCTGGATCTGCAATCCATTCTGTTGCGGTGTTATCAAGAGTCTGATTAGCTGTAACGTACTTTACTCGAAGTGCTGTACCACCTGAACTTACTAGCGTACTTGTAGGAGCTGATGTACCACCTGCATATACACCCTGTTGAAAACCGCCATAGCCGTAATGCGCGAATGCTGCTTGTACGTTGTAACTGATGAGTGTATTGGTAGGTTGGTAGTAAACTGCTTGACCGTTCCCACCGCTGATCCAAGTGGAAACCTCACCACTTGAGTTGACTCCTATATGTCCTTTGTTAACTCCCCCAAATCTAAAATCCAGCCATGTGTAAGATCCACTGTTGTCAAACAGGGCGTGACGTGTGGTCCCTGGTTGCCCGTTCGATTTACCAGACGCTGCAATCGTAAGCACACCGCTAAATGCTGTGCCCTCAATGAGCATATTGCCCGATTGAACGTTGCCGCCAGTCAACAGTTTTGCAGATACGTTATCAATCGTTAATCGTGCTGTGTTACTTGGAGTAAATACCAATCCAGCAGAAGTGTTTGCGCATACAATTCGATAAGAATATGTTCCGGCGGTTGTTAGTGTAGCAAGCGTATTCCCAGCAAAAGTTACCACCACGGAACCAGCGGTAAAGTTTGAGATAGTAAACGATACGTCAAATCGTTCACCTAGGTTAAGCGTGGGAGTTTGATTTAGCGTTGCAGTCCCATTTGACGTTTTTGATACAGAGTTGCTGCTGTATGCCCATCCAGCTCCAACATTCCATCCGGTTGCGCTTCCTGTAAACGATCCGTTTGTAATGCGCTCTGATGCACCCGATGCCACTGAAAGTGTGTCAGTAGAATCATTAAAATTAAAGTTTTGTGTATCTTGCGCAATTTGACCAGCCGCTCCACCAAACGTAACTCCGCCAGTTGTAAGAACTGGAACACCATCAACAGTCCAATCTAAATTACCTGTGAACGGATTAAAAACGTAAGGCATTACGATCTCACAACAGAGGTAAGTGTTGAACCACTATATCCTAAAGTTAAAGTTGCAACCGTCACACTCGCTAGTTTGTAGGTAACACCAGTAAGGTTTGTTCCAGTGTATGAAAGTACAATTTCATCATGAGGCTGATTTACAAGCCCCTGTACCATTTCCTGATACACGTTACCATTCCGAGTAACAGTTGCAACGGGAATGTCGGGATTGACGCTTGCAGCGGAATTGGAAACTACTGTACTCATTCTTCAGTATCCTCAATCTCAATGCCTACGGGATTACCAGCTTCATCGCTAATTATCTTACCACGACGCTTCTTAGGCTTGCTTGGCTTTTCTTTTTCAATAACCATAGGCTTATCAGTTGTTACCATGATAGCGCCTTGTGGCTGTCGTTGAAGCGTTTCCATGCTTAGACGAATCCGCTCAATAGACTGCTCGGATGCCAAACGTCGTTCCTCCATGAGCTTTTCAGCTTCGGATAGTTTAATGCGCATCTGCTCCAAATCCAGTTTTTGAATTTCAAGGATATGCTGCATCTGGCTGCTTTCTTGCTTAATAAGTGCTTTGTCGGCTTCAGTTTGAGCGCCGGTCTGCACTTTTAGCATATCAACTTCAACGGCTGATTGTTTAACTTGCACTTCTTGCTGTTGAATAGCAATTTGCTGCATAGCCATATATTCGGAGGACTGCTGCTTTTGAATTGCAAGTTGAGCCTCCAACTGGTCGCGTTGAGCTTTGAGTTGTTGGTTTTGCACTTCAATTTGATTTTTAACCTGTCGGTCTTGTGCTTCCATTTGAGCAGTTTGAAGCCGAGCTTGTGCCTCAATCTGAGCAATCTGTAAGCGTCCCTGAACTTCGAGCATCGTGGGGTCTGGTGGAGGAGGTTGTTTAGCAGCCTCTTCCTTGGCTCGTGCGATTTCGCCAATTTGCTTGAGGGCTTTTGTAAAAATGCCATCTAGCTCCTTGCCGCCTTTGAACCGCCGAATCATGTTTTGGAAAAGGCTAATGCTAAACTCTGCAAGTGGTGGGTATTGATCAACAAGACCTCGCATTTGGTCAAAAAACGCACCAGCGGTTTGTATAAGTGCTGTGCCTTCTTGTTGTTGTTGCTGTTGATCAATAGCAACCATTGAATCGGAAGCGATTTGTATGCGGTAGCAGCGCTTTTTGCTATCGCGCAGAATCTCAATAATTTCTGCCTCAACTCTTTCGATTTCAGCTTCAGGATTGCCAGGCATTTGTGCTTCCATGCCTTCTGGCATTTCTGGCATACCCTCTGGCTCCTCGACCGGCTCACCACCGAACGGCATTTCTGGCTGTGGTGCTTCCATGCCCATTGGCTGTGGCATTGGTGCTGGCGGTTGTGATGGGAGTGTTTCTGCAATAAGCCTGTCGGCGTCTGCTACATCAAGAATTGTCTCTTCGTCGAACTGCTCGGCGATGATTGTACCCAGGTGCATAATTGCATCCGAGACAAACTTGGTGAATTGATTCTGTCGAACAATTAATCCCATTGACGACCATTGGTTTTCCAACCTATTGGCCGTAGCTGACTTGTACTGCTCTGATGTGCCTCGAAGTAGGTCAGATACCTTTAAGGTTTCATAAAGCTGCTGTAGCGCATTCTGGCGGTTCTGCTGAAGGATATTGAGTACGTTTGCAAATTGCTCAACCGGAGCAAACTCAATAGACCCTTGTAGTCCACCTCGGCCACGGTTAGACGGCCAGTTGTCGACCGGCAAGCCTTTCAAGTCATCCTCAAACAACTGTTGGAGCGTAAGCCCCATAGCTGAGTCAAAAACGAAGTTAGCTCGAACTGCCTGTGTCATGGCATGGATTCGAGTAGTTAGTCGCTCAACCTCAAGGATTTGATCCTTAACGTGTGTGTAGTCTGAAACTGGAATTACGGAGTCTGGGTCAGTAGATTGACGAATTACGCTGCATGGATAAAACCGCTCAAACTTAATTGGCGGTTCCGACTCCTCAATGATAATTTTTTCGTAGTTAGCTTGAAGCCAATAGACCTTGTTTGTTGCTTCGCACCAGATTTCCCAAACCTCCGCCTTACCTTCGAGTTTTTCGTTTTTCTGGGTTACATCGCGGCGAGATAGCTCAGGAAAACTGTCGTAGTGCAGCTTGTCTGCTATTTCCAATCCGAATCGTTCTTCCACCTGGTAACGGTCAAGAAACGCTCGCTTGGCTTGCCATTCAATTTCGCTTTCGTTGCGAGCATCCGAACAGCGATAGTCGTTATACTGAACAACTTCAAGTACGGCTTTTTCGTCGACCTTTTGTTCAACCTCAACCGATACTAGCAGAATGTTGCCACCGGCTTCCTTTGCATTAGTAATGTCGCCGTCAAACGGCTGGCCGTCGGCGGTAAACATTGAGCCTGACGGGTCACGGATAATAGCTATCTCTTGGAACACCTTTTCGAACTTAGGCACATACCGCGCCCATAGTACGGCTTGACCTGTTAAGAGAAACTGAAGTGCTGCGTTGTAGCCTACTTTGTCAAAATCAAAGTGAGTGTCCATCGAGTACTGAGTGTTTCGCTCAATGACGACACTGCCTAATTCGTAGGGGATTCCACCAGCTCGCTTGCGCAGGTTTACTTCTGCTTTCGGTGTTGAACTATAAAACGCTGGTAGAAGTGTATTGACGCAGTACCACCATACGTTCAAACGGCGTTGTGCATCTTTCAAACTCTCAATTTGTTTTAGTGCATTGTAAACGCGAATGGATTCTTCGGCTGCACGAACAAACTTTTCGTGTCGTTTTTCGGCTTCAAGGATTTGTGTTTTCCACCAGCGAGGCGAGTACTTTTTAACGGAATTAGCTGGCAATTTTATTTTCATATCTGGGTACGCGCCTGTCGTGCTCTCATTTTAGCAATATAGCTTTGAAGTTTAACTAACCCCTTACCAACTACATCTTGCGGTTGTTCCCATTTGGAATCAATCAACCGAGCTTTGCAGAGGTAGCGTAAAGCGTCTACGGCATGGTCGTTGCCGGTAGTGTCTAAGTCCTCTGGTGAGCGTTTGTCTATCGTCATGGATGGTAAAGTTTCCAATAGGTATGGGCAACTAGCAAAGATGTACAGTAACGGCGGGTTGGACACTAGCCGTTGTCGGATCTGAGCCCAGCCTGATATGCGGTCATTATCGGCTGCACGAAACGCAGGGTGTTTGTATTTGGAGAATACGGCAGTAAATTGGTCGTTAATGCTTGGTCCACCTTCATGACTGAAAATGGATGGGTCAGCTACTGCTATTGCATTTTCTCCCACGGAAACTGAGGCAATTCGGTTAGCTTGTTCGACGTTATCAACTCCTTTTCCCCACATTTCCCGATAGATAACAATAGCTCCTTTTGGATACGGTACCTCGTTACCTCGGTCATCACGTCCAGAACTAACAGCGCCCCAGACGGCAGCAAAAGGACTCCGATAACCCCAATCATACCCCAAATAACGGGGCCAATGCTTTGGTATGTTGAAAGGAGCAACAATATGTTTAGAACTAAACTCTGGAAAATAACTGCCTTCATGTATTTCAAAGTCTCCTTCAAGCCATGCTCGCACCAGTTCTGGTGAACCTACCATGTGCAATCGGTTGATGTATTCTGGATCTCTGGCAAGTAAGATTTGGTTGTCAGTTACGCGGCTAGGTATGTAAATGTAGTCAAATCCGGCTCCATTAGGTAAATCCTTCCGCAAAACCTTCATGCCTTTTGGGGCCGGTTTTATGAACAGTTCTTTGAGCCAGCTATGCCCTATACCACCAGGGTTGAAGGTAAGGATGATTTGGCCGCCTCCCTTGCCTCGTAGCGCTCCAAATAGCTTCCAGATACAGCTTGGGTCATGGTAGTTACCAGCCTCCTCTATGGCGCAATCTGAGTTCTTGTTGATGAGGCCGCAATCTGATATGTAGTGATTAGCTTCTTCAACAGTTAAATCGGTAACTAATTGCTTACCAACGTATGTCATTACCATCTTTCCAAAAACAACATCCTCAGCGAGATAAAACGCCTTGCCGCTATAAGGATGCACCCACCACTCTAAGTGCTCAGGGCTATGTTTTTGAATGGTGCCCGACTCATCCCCGTTCAATGTATGGGACAATTCAGCAACACCGTCTTGTAATGGAAGTTTACCTTGGCCGTTTTCTACAGCCTGGGGAGAATGTTCATCACATAAACCACGACAAAACTGACAATCGCATTGAGAATTTGCAATTGTTTGCTTCGTGGTCGGAACATTTGAAGGAGCATCACAAAGCGTGGAGAGCGAACCCAGAACTGGTTGAAAAAGTGCGTCAAGCTGCTCAAAACCCTGCTGTATCTTTTGCTTCATTAGGCATGAGTCCGACGACTGTTCGCAAGATTTGCCAGGAGCATGACATTCAGTGGAAGCGGCGTGGGAACAACGTGCGAGCTTACGAGCTAACCGAACAGTCGGTGCGTGAAGCGTTACAGGGACGGACAACGAATCAAGCTGCTGCGTATTTAGGGTGTCATCCAATGACTCTGTACAATAAGTTTTCTTATCTTCTTTCCAAGAGAACCAAGCCTGGTGCTTTAGACCCCTATATGCGGGAAATATACGATCTACGTTACAAGCAGATAGTGCCCATTGCAGAGATTGCTGGTCGATATGGCGTTTCTGAGACGTGTGTTGCAAGGAGTTTGCAGAGATGGAAGAAACTCCGTGTGCCGTCAAAACAGGGTGCCAAATGGGATTTCTCTGCGCCCCCACCACGTTGCCGTCCTGGTCCAAAACCTGGCTCTCGACGCAAGGGGCTAAGTAAGGCGTAGTAAGATTTTTGACTTTTCGTGGCCCTAATAAGGTTGCCACCATATCGCCTATTTGAATAGCTTCTATCGGCTTAAACGAGCCGTCTGCCATTCTGATACGAGTACCGACAGCTACGCATAAATTCTGGCCCTGGTATTTTTCAGCATCAGAATCATTAGCTAGCGGTCTGAAGCGAAGTCTGCCCCCGTTTACAAAAGTGAACTGTTTTTTCTGATCCTGCCAGTGCGCTTTTAGGGGTAGGTAAATCTGCTTGGCTCGCTCAATCAGGTCGTCTGCTTGAGGTAATTCTTTACGGAAAAATATGGCATTAAAGTGAGGTCCAAGTTGCTCTTGTTTAACGGCAAACTTGCCTAACACCCCATCAGTTTTGCCACCACCACGAGCACCACCATAGCCGATTAAGGTTATTGGACACGCTACTAAAGCCTCCTGAGGGCCGATCTGAGGGCACCATACAACATTATAGTCAATGTTTTCCATTGGTTATGTCACTATTTTCCACTTTTTGCCAGTAACTATATTGTGAATATGCTTGCTATCTACGCCGTATTTTGCACCCAAACTGCGGGTGGTATGTCCACCTTCGGCGTACAATTTTCTAATTTCCAAAACCTGCTCTGGTTTTAATTTAGCATTTTTATGTTTCGACCCGAACCAAGTACGTCCTTTTAATGCCATATCACGCATATTGTCTTGATGTGTTCCAAGAAACAAATGTTCAGGATTTACACACTGCGGATTATCGCACTTATGAAGAACGTGTTTGTCACCAATAGGTCCTTTGCAAAACTCATACATAAGCCGATGCACTTTATACTGTTTGCGATTGTCTCGATTGCCTTTTTCACGCACGTTAATGGTGCCGTACCCGTTTTTACGGCCTAAACCGCCTGTCCAGTAATGGCAATCACTAAATGGAATTTGAATAATGTAACGATGGAGTCGATTAAGAATGTGCTGCTGTGTGTAACCCAATATCATGTGGCCCACTATGACAGGCCCTGCAATGGTTGCCAGGCCCATACAACCTGCTCATCAGCGTTATACTCACTCACCAGGCCAACTCCCGCCACTGATCATAACGAGATTGCCGGTGTAAATACGCTCTACATTACAACTAGGGTTTTGACAGACAAAATACGGCCCACTACAGCCAGCAAACAAACTTACATAAGGCTCATCATCTTGGCCTACTTTTACCGTACTAACATGGCTGCAAACAGGGCAGCGCTTACTGTTTTCTTCCTCCGGCTTTTCCCTATGCTCTATTCCCATACCCTCCTATAGTCCTCCTCGTTAGCCTTAACCTTACTGGCCTGTAGGTACTCCCTACACCGCTTCGAACCACAATTAAACCTAGTCTTGTTGGTAACTATTACTCCAACATAGCCACAATAGTTGCAGCGATAATACCTAATCCTCTCCGTTGCCGGTAAGGTATTTTTGAACAAACTCTTCCTTCGTGAGCGGCTTGGCACTAACCACACTCCTTATCTCACCCGTTATCTCAAGCGTTTGCTGCTCACTCCAGCCTAATTTTGTCTTCAACAAATGAAGCAACACAGGCGTATTCCCATTCATAGCCTCAGCTATTGCTACGCTTGCTAGCCCCTTCTGCATCTCGCTCTGACCCTCCAGAAACGCCTCAGAATAGTATTTATCCAGCAGGTAAGGGGTAATCCTAGCCGCTAACGCAGCGCTGCTCTTGGACAGTCCTAGCCGCCCCAAATCGCGTATCTGTAACGCTAACTGCTCATCCCGCTGGTGCTCCCTAGTCTGCGGCACCTCCCGCATAATCGGAGGCAATACCTCAATTTCCGGCTCCAAATTTTTGGCCAACTCAGCCTCACCAACTTCCTGTTTCAAATCATCACCGCTCATAAAAACTTAGCCCCACTAGGTAAAACATAGTTTGAACTTATATACCGGAATTTTATATGGGTAGTGAGATATAGAAGTAACCGGTACCCCCTCAGTTTTCGAATTGGTTTTGATTTTGGAAACTGTAGGTGTGGAATCCACATGCAACCCCTTGGAATCATTATGGAATCTTATTTTATTAGAAATAGAAAACTAGTTAGGTAACCCCATAGCATAGGTAACTACGCGATATCATTGAGTAACTGCATAAACTCCTCGCTTGTCATCCCGCTTAATTGGTACAGCACTACAATCTCGCAAGGGTGGTAGGTGCGCTTGGTGCGCTCTCTGTACCGTAACGCTTCATATTTGAGCTTGAGGACCTTCGCCAGCTGCATTCTATTTAATCCCAACCGCTTGCGTATCGCTTGGTACAGGTTTGCTCTCGCTTGAGGTATAGCGTGATAGTGACCTACTTTGATTCTACCGTTGAGCTTCGGTAATTGGTTCATATTAGCCAACACAATCCCAAGCTACGCTACTGTTGCCAGTAATAGCAACAAGAATTGCTAACTTGGTGATTACTGGTAATGCTTAAAATATCTCTGTGTTTATTTCGCTTCTACTGTTTACAGTACTGCATCTTGTATGTATGTTCGAACTGCGGGGTAAAAATCCGCATAACTTAACTAGCGAGGGTACAGTAAATGACTAGCAACGAAACGAGACTGATGACAGCGGTAGTGTGGTTTGCAGTGTTGGTTCTATTAGTGTCAATGCTGGCCCCGGTAATCAAATAGAAAAAACCATGGAACAGACAGAGCAAGTAAAGGTAGCTATTGAGGTTGTAAGCGAACTGGCAATGGTGATTAGGGATGCTAAGCGAATACCCTCCGGTCATCTATATGCTCATCTTATGGGCGTTTTGAGTCTCGATAAATATGAGATGATCATTGGCTTAGTAAAAAAGACTGGCTTGGTCATCCAGGACGGAGACGAGCTGGTATGGGTAGGGGATTGATCGGCTAGCTATAACTGTATACAGTAACGATTACAGGGTACTTCTCGGAGTGCCCAATAATCGCAATGGTGCGGTTAACTAAGGAGGAACGACAATGAAAGATAACAACAGAAACGCCCTTCGCGCAGTACTAAAAC